AAAAACTAAGGAAGAGTTTGCTAGTGATAATAATGGTTTTATAACAATAGACGTTTTACGATCAAAAAACGACAGAAGTAAAGTATATTCTAAGTTTAGCGATTGGAAACCTCAGAAGCAAGTAACCTCAGCAGAGCATCAGCCAGACCGAGAGTTAGACGATGATTTACCATTTTAATACAAAAGGGGGGTTTTTATCTCCCTTTTTTTTTTAACTTTAAACAAAAACAACAAGTATGCTAATAAATGCAAAGGATACGTACAAGTATTTACAAGATGTAAGGAAAGGTACAGTAAGAGAAGGAGTAAAACTGGAAGTACCAGAAATAGACCAGTATTTTCGATTTAAGCCAACAAACTTTAACGTAATACTAGGACACGCTAACGTAGGTAAGACAACAGTTATACTTTATTTAATGTTATGTTATACACAAAAGCATAATGTAAAGTGGTTAGTATTTTCTAGTGAGAATGAACCACATAGTGTAATTAGAAAACTGGTTGAGTTCTTAGAACAGAAACCAATTAATAGAATAAGTGATGAAGTATTTAAAAAACATTTTGATTATGTTGTTGAACATTTTAAAGTGGTCAGCAATGATAGTTTGTATACCTATCGTACTCTTCTTGAGTTTGCTAGGTCGTATAAGAAAGAGTTTGACTATCAAGGGTTACTTGTAGATCCGTATAACAGTTTAACACAAGACAATGAAATGATAGGACAATTAGGGGGACATCAATACGACTACTTAGCAACAACGGAAATGCGAATGTTTTGTAAAAAAGAGAAGGTAACTATTTGGTTAAACACTCACGCCAATACAGCAGCATTAAGATACAAGCATCCAATAGGACACGAGTACGTAGGACACCCAATTCCACCACTCGCATCAGACGTAGAAGGTGGTGGTAAGTTTGTCAACAGAGCAGATGACTTTGTAGTAATACATAGATACGTTCAACACCCTACTGAATGGATGATAAGTCACTTGCACGTAAGAAAAGTAAAAGAAGTAGAGACAGGGGGACGTCCAACCCCAATAGATAATCCTATTAAGTTACGTAGTATAGTCAATAATGTTGGCTTCACTATTGATAATAATAGTATATTAAAAACAGAATTAACCAACCCTAAAAACATACCATTTTGAGTTTAAGAACACAGCAGTCAGCACAGATAAAAAGATTAGAGAGAGCAATAGGCGAACTATATCTTAGAATTAATCGTTTAGAAAAATTGCAAGAAGCAAGTGAAAAAAAATCAAATGAAATAGAATAACGTGAACGGAATACATATACAACAAATTTGGATTGCAGGTTTCGTATTTGGGTTTTTATATGACTATGAACAAGAACCCTTTACAGATGAGCATAAAAATATAGTTATTATATGTATAGGAGTATTGGGAATTAAAATTGAATGGTGGTAAGCATCTTAGAAATGTTAGCAAAAAAACATAATGACTGGGTTAGAATAGTCCAAAGTTTTGGTGTCGACAAAATGACAAGTGAGGACTACGTTCAAGATATGTATTTAAAAATTCACGAGTACTCAGAAAAAAACGACAATAGTATATTGTATAATAAAACAGAAGTTAATTACTATTTTGTATATAAAGTATTACGTAGTATCTGGTTAAATTCATTAAAAGATAAAAACAGATACGTAGAACACGATTTAAAAAATTTTGAAAAGTCCTCAGAAGACATAACCGATCATAAAGAAATCAAGGACTTAATGGAAAAGAAACTTAGTCAGTTGTATTGGTATGACAGAAAGATATTTGAAATGGTATACAAAGACGGAATAAGTATGTTGCAAATAAGCGACAAAACTGGAATAGATTATTGCAGTATTAAGAGAACAATTAAAAAAGTAAAAAAAATTTTACAATGAAGCACAACGCATTAGAAAATCAAATTTTTCATCACTATCGACAAAATGAAAAGAAAAAACAAAAAGCGATTACATTTCTTAAAGCAAATGGGTATATCGTCTACGAGAAAAAAAAATTATCTAGAAATACTTAATGACCAGTATTTCAAAGAAATTGGTTATATAAATATAAAAAGTAAGTTATGAAACACTTTATAGAACATTTGTTAGGTGTCTGTGGAGAAGCACATATTAATATATATCACGTATTAGTAATTGCAGTATTTATACATTTAGCATATACAATTAGAAAACGCAAAAAAGTATGAGATTAGGAGACGTAGTATACACGATCACAAAATGGACTGGTATACATTGGCTTGTAAAAAGTATTAGTAAATTACTAGGCGTAGATTGTGGTTGTGATGCTAGAAGGGAAAAATGGAATAAAATTTCAGATGACTGGAATAGTATAGATAGAAATGGATAAACCAGATAAAATAGATTGGGAAAAATTCAGAGCATCGACTAGTAGTCGAATAAGTAAAGAAGAGGTACTGCTTGTTAGTGAATTACACGCTAAGTATTTCAATCATAAAGTCAAAGTTCCTTGTAGTTGTAGTCCAAAAAAATTGCAAGGTTATATTAATGATTTGAACAAGTTGTATGACAATAAAAAAAATACATAAACTGGAAAAGGCAGTTGTTTGGTTTTTAAATTTTGAAGGTTGGGACTTAAAACACACAGGTAGTGAGTATGAGAATTATGACGCTGAGGGTATAACGCCTAAAGGTATAAAGTGTGTTATAGAAATGAAGTTCCGTAAAACGTATTATGAAACTAAAATGTTAGAAGTTAAAAAATACGAAGCACTTATGTCCTTGCCAGAGGATATTGTTAAAATCTATTTCGTTTCTGATCCTAAAGGAACGTATATGTTTTGGCTAGACGGAATAGAAAAATTAAAATCAGTAAAGAAATACTGCCCACGCACTACATTATGGAACTCCCAAAAAAAAAGCAAAGAAGTTTATTTGCTAGAGGAAAATCTTGCCAGTTATGTCAATAAAAACAAAATAAATAGTTAATAACTCAATTTAATTCACTATATTGTACGTAAACAAAAATTACGTATATGAATAAACAAGAATATCTTAAAAAATTAATTAAGGAATGCCAAAATGATATGGCGTACCACCACAAAAAACTGAATGAGTTTAAATTCCGAGTGAGTTTATACGAGAACCAGTTAGATGTACTAAACAATGAATAAGTACATTGAAAATCAAAACGACTTGTTGTATTATACAGATTTAGATTTATGTTTAAATTTAGTTAAGAAATGGCTGAAAGACAGACCAAACAACAAAGAGTTACAGGAACTATCAAAGGCGTTAGTATCGATCTCATTTTATGTGAACAAGCTGACGCTTGATAGGTATAGTTACAATCGTTTAATTTCTGATGCAAGGTTAGAAAAAAATCAAGCAATTTTAAAAGCACAGGACTTACACGAGCAAATAGTTAAACTTAAAAAATTAGAAAAGTTATGATTGAAAAATTTAAAAAGTATCGAGCAAATCTATTAGTGATTGATGACAAAGTTTATAGTTATGCTACTCACGTAGCAACAATAGAGTACCCAAATCTTGTAGTACCCAAATGGTATAGCGTTACTACAAGTAAGCATATTAATTATGTAGCAAAGGAATATAATCTAAATGTAATCAAGCAGTATGAATTATGATGACTGGCTAGTGTGGAATGAACACGAGTATAGGGGTTGGAACAAAGAATATACTTGTAGACATTGTGAAAAGCCAATGTATAAAGACGAGACGTATTGTTCAAGTTCTTGTAGTGAAGCAGATATGTTATGATAAAAGGCAAAGTATACACGTTAAGTGAATTAGAACAACAAGTTGTAGAATTAGTAGCACACGCTAGACATAACAACAAAGTAAATACTAACTGGGACGGACATAGAACAGTAAACAAAGAAAGTAGTGTTGATCTTAACATAGCAGGTTTTGGTGGAGAGTTTATTTTCTGTCGAGAAAACAATGTTATGCCAGATTTCATTATAGGTAATACTAGTAAAGTTATAGGTAGTGACAATTACGATTGTTGGTGGAACTATCACTCAGTTGATGTTAAAGTTAACAGAAACCCAGACAATCCGTTAATGGTTCCAACGTATGCAAAAACTCATTGTGATATATTTGTATTGTTTAGTTGTAAGTACCCTAAGTACAGGTTTGAAGGTTATGCAACAAATAGTATGTTGTTCCAAATAGAAAATGTAAAACAAACAATAGTACCTGCTTATGTAGTAGATAAGTCAGAGTTATTAACCCATTTAGAAATGTTAAACAAAATATAATATGAAAATTAAATTATTAGACAATAAAATGTATGATAAAAATATGTTGTTAGACAATATGCAAGACGATACTTTTTATTATGGAGAACTAAGTAAGTTAGCGTTGTCTAGCACCACTATCAAACTTTTGTTAGATAGTCCCAAAAAATTTTACTACGTTACAAAGTACGGAGACAGTTTAGACACTCAAGGTATACGTGACGGCAGATTATTTC